GTTATATCCGGCTTTCGATTAAATCAAACGAGATTGAAGAAACTCACTCCGATTCAGAATTAAATTTTGAAATGCCTGCCTATAGCCTGGCAGGCAATACCAAGCAGCTTACCAATAGTCTTGGCTTTATTCCTTGCGTAGAGATTCTCAATAATCCACAAGGGCTTTCCAACGATGGTGTTGGAGAATTTGATTCTATGGCAAATCACATCATCACGCACGATGAGTTGATGCGCACGATGCGCAAGAATATTACCTTCTTTGGCAACCCAACTCTTCTTTCTTCTCGTCCTAAGACGGACTTGATGGAGGCTGGTGGTGACGCAATGATCCAGCGTCCTTCTATTGCCGCTAACTCTGGCTTTACTAGCCCCAGCCCAATGAGCCGTTCTATGTTTAAGTCTGATCCTGTCAGTCGTGGGATGGATGGGCAAATTCGTGTTCCAAGAGTTATTGCAAACCTGGAACCAAACGACCGAGTTGGTTACATTGTCCCTGATGCAATTACCGGTGATCAAAACGCATTTGCGCGTCAATATCGTGAAGAAATTCGTACTGCGCTAGGTGGTGTTGACGAGCTTTCAATTTCTGCTGGCGTTACTGCAACTGAATACAAATCTTTGTTTGGACGTGTTGCGGCAACGTCAAAGAAAAAAGCAAACGCTATTTATACACATGGCATTAGTCGCTGTCTTGAGTTAATTATTTACCAAGAAGAACAGCTGTTTAAGACAACACTTGCAGCCGCTGCAGGTCTTGAGAAGCCAGTTAATTTGCCTCCTGGTGCAGGCCCAGAAGAAGAGACTGCTTATCAGCAAGCTCTTCAGATGTACAACGATAAGTTGAAGCGAATCATGATGGCTTGTATTGAGACCCAAATGATTCCACCAGGGGTCATGGGTCTTATTCCTGATGGTGATGTCACTGTCTTATGGCGTTGGTTGGGTCCCGTTTACGAAGACTCAACCCAGGACATCCTCAACAACTCAATCGTTGTGCGAAATCTGCAGGAATTAGGTGTTGATAGCATTGAAGCATTGAAGTACCTCTTCCCGTCTAAGACGGATGAGGAAAGGGCCGAGATGTTATCTGGGTTCCCATTCAGAATGGTTAACGAACTACAGGGTGCATACTCTAAGTTTGCTAGCCTAGTGGGGGGCATGATGCAGACTCCCCACCCGCAAGCACCGGATCTTCCGATGGCTGCGGACCCAAGATTGGATTTAACGCCATATCTGTATCGAACTTTAGAAGCTCTACAAAAGGAGATGAGTTATGCAGGACGCTACCGTCCAATCGATCCCACAGACGAGCCCGACTCCGGCAGCGGTGGCTCCCAGCAGCTACGTGGTGGCAGCACCCAACAGCTACCAGGCAGCTCCGGCCCAGGCTCCAGTGGCAGCTCCGATTCAGTATCAAGTGGGTACCAGTTACCCCCAAGCGGTACCTCAGGCGGCCCCCAGCTACCAATCCGCCCCGTCTCAGTACGCCCCCCAATCCCAATCGGAGGCGACCAACAGCAACCCATGGGAATCGGCATTCAACAAGGTGGTGAACCTGTTGAGCGCACCAGTTCAATCCCCGTTCCAGGCTCAACCGTCTCAGACGACACAGTACAGTCCGGCCAACTTCGGGCAGCAAGCAAGCCAAGTTACGCAACAATCGGCTCCGCAGACCTGGCAAGCCAACCCGACATCCTCGCCCAGCTCTTCCCAAACCTTCTCGGTTCAATCCTTGGGGGACGTAGCGGATCTGCTCCAGTGGAGTCCGGAAACCCGCCACGTGGTAAGCGCGTACGGGGTCGAAGCTCCGGCAATTCTAAATAATTATGCCCTTCAACTGGAAGGCATGCTGGATAGCGCAGTTGCCTGGGGAACTCAAGCCAAAGATCTGATTCAAGGCTATGCCGAGTTTTCCGTCAACGAACGTGCAGAGAACCAGGCTTACAACGAGATTCTGACCAATCCCGATGTTCTCAGCGATTACACACTGAAGTTCTTTGGTCCCGAAGGCCCGTATCCTGTGTACGAGAACGAGACCGAACTTGAAACCCCTGGTTATCGCACTGAAGCCGTCAATCCCATGATGGCTCAGTTCCCCGCTCCTCCTTCTGCAGCAGCTCCTCAGCAACCTGAAAACTTCTGGGGTACCTTCAAGCAGCAAATGGATGTAGATCCCGCTAATGCCTGGCGCCTACTGAATCAGGCTCAGCCTCAAATGGTTTCCAACAAACTGTTTGTGATGGAGTGAGTCAATGAAAATCGCAGGTAAATACATGCGAGGTATTCGCAATAACCCTGTGAAGTCTGCGGTTGCCGGCGGCCTTGGTGCCGCTGGTGCTGCGACCCTTGGTAATTTACTTACTGGTGAGGCCCAAGAAGAAGGTACTGGACGCACTGTCTTAGAAGCCTTAGGTGCAGGCGCACTTGGCGCAGCAGCAGGTTCTTATTTGCCTGCGGTTAAGAAGGCTTACACTAGGGGCGCAGCAGGTCAGCGCATGGGACAAAACATCGCTGAAATGGCACGAGCAGGCCTTATCAACGAATCTAACGTGGAAGAGGCCGCTCGCCTTGGCAAGCTAGGGGTCGAGCTTTCACCTCGGATTGGCCAAGGTTTATCTACTGGTTTGCTGTTAGGCGCTGGCGGACTTGGCGGGCTTTCTGGTGGTGGTGTTGCTAATGCTGGTAACATGCTTGGAGTCCCTGGCATGCAACAAGCACAGGACATGCAAATGCTTGCACAGTCCATCGACCCAGAGTCTTACGGCTCTAGTAATTCCCCTGGCGCACGCTATAAAGCGCCAACAATGCAGTACATGTAATAAATAAATTACGGACTGCTAAAATTTGTGATAGATAAGACATATCTATGTCTGAATCTTTCACCCGATAAAACACTTCCTGCGAAATTGGAGGATAAAACAAAGTGTTCATTGATAACGACTTTCCAAAGATTCTGGGTGCGGAACTTTACCGTCCTCACCCTGCTTACATTGCCGAAATGGCAGTGGAGCCCGTGGTGGTCCATGACTTCACCCGTCAGCCTGGTCAAACCGTTCAGTTAGACCGCTACAAGTTCTGGGGAACCCCTGGTACCAAGGACAGCCGTGAGCGTATCGCTGACCAAACCATCGGTACCGCCAATAGCCGCAACATCACCAAAGAGAAGGTGCTTGTTGTGCTGAAAGAGTATACCGGCCCTGCGGACCCGGGTGATCCTACCCAGCCCAGCACATTTAAGATTGCTCGGGAAACCTTGATTACCGCCCAGCGTCTTCTGCTGGATACCGGTAACCTGAACATGTTCCACCAGTCGATCGGCAGCTTGACTCTGCTCGACGACTATCGCCGTTGGCGTGACCGCGTCTTCATTGACGAACTCGCCAAAGCAGAAGCTAATGGTGCTGCTGGTACTACCCAAGGTGGTTACTACTTCGCTGGCGGTAAGACCAAGAATGCTTCTGGTCAAATCTCCTACACCACCAGTGAGTACAGCAACGAAGTGCAGCAGTTCCAGGTGAAAACCGACCTGCTGACCATCGTCAAGGACTTGCGTAAGCGTAACGTTCCTACTTTTGCTGACGGTCTGTATCGTTGTATTTGCGATCCTACCTTCATGATGCACCTGCGTCGTGATGCTGACTTCCGTGAGATCGCCCGCTACGCAGGTAATCCTGGCCAAGGCATGTACATGGGCAACCCCATGATGCCTAACAACGCCAGCTTCTACATGGGTCCCCAAGCTGGTCAGGGTTACTTCCTGGCTGGTGAGCCCGTAATGCCTACTGGCGTTCAGTTTGAAGGCGTTAAGTTCTTCGAGTCGACCAACTTCCCGACCAAGACTGTTCAGGCTTCGTTCACCGACTCGCCTTCTTACTCCGCCCAAGAAGTTGCCCAGGGTTACTTCTTCGGTCCTCAGTCCATCGGTGTTGGTATCGGCGGTCCTAACGCGCAGGTGCTCATCAACAACAACGATGACTTCAGCCGTTTCATCATCCTGATCTGGCAACTGTACGCTGGCTTCGAGATCCTGAACAAGGACTTCGTCACCACCGCCTACAGCTTCGTCTCTGATGACGGCGTGCTCTGATAATTAATTGTTACTTCATTACATAGGTAAAGATAATGACCTATTTGTCCTCTAAGAAGATCTACCCGGGTAACTGGGCAGAGCCTCTGAACGGCTGGTACAAGAACGTTGATACCAACGATTCCGGTACCAACAACGCTTCGAAGGGCGGCCCCACTGCTGTGTTGGCCGTCCCCGGTTGGAAGTACTTCCAGCAGCGTGGTTACGTCGCTGTTACCGCCACCTCTGGTGGTGGTGCAGTGGCAGAAGCCAGTGTGATCGTTCCTTCCCCTTACCGGAATGACGACACCCGCCCCAACATCACCGGCATGGTGATCTCTGGTAACTCCACCACCCCCGCTTACGTCTACCGCGCCACCCTTTCCGTGGCTTCCGGTTGGGGTGATGGCCGCGTTGCTTCCGGCGTCTACGCCGCTACCGGCAACGTGATCACCTTCTGCCGCGATTCCAGCGGTCCTGT